GGTAAGCTACTCTTAAAGTGCACGGCTGAACAAGCTTTGCACAAAATGCCAACTTTTAGCGCACGGCTCTCTCCCAAGAGCCATTTCCCTAGACCGAATATAGGAATCGTATTCGGTCTTTTTTTGTTTATCATTTTAAAACAGTGAGTTACAAGTAAAACAATCACTTATCACGCCTCCTGTTATACCGTATTACACCCTTTTTCTTCCTCTGTCGCCACTTTGCCGCCATTGAAATCAGCCGCGATCGTCTGCTGCAACCACATCATTGATGTGCTTTAACAGTTTTTCTCCCTAGAAATGGTTTTTAATACGTTAAAATTGCATTGTTGTCATGATTTCTATAGCATCTGTAAAATTATTTACTGTTTTAATTACTAATTTTCTTGGAGGGGAAGGTGAGACAGGCATGGCGTTCATTGTATCCAACGAATTATATATTTTTAATATTCAGCGTAATTGTAGTATTACTATCATTTGGTTGGGGATATTATAATAATAATCATTATCCTTATAGCTCTAACTCTTTTTATAATTTTGGTTTTTTTCAATACCTTTTAATAAATCTTAATTCTTCAATTGTAGATTTTTTAGTGTTAGGTGTTATTGTCATCTTTTTTGAAAGAAGAAGAGAACACACTAGTAAGCAAAATGCTCTGATTGACGACTTAAAAGATTATGCGTCCTACTCTTCAGATGAGATTAATTTAAAAAAAGCAGGATTGCTTAAAAGATTAAGTCAGGCTAAAGTGAGAGACCTTAGCATTCAAAGAATCATAATAACAAGTATATCTATCAAGGAAATGAATTTTAGTTCTGGAGATATTTCCGGATCGAGTTTTGAAAAAACAAAAATGAGAAAGGTTTACTTAAATAATATGATGTTGAAATCGGTAAATTTCAACGGGGCGAACTTGGATGGGTGTCATTTTAAAAACTGTAATATGTACAATTTGAAAATGAAAGAAGCCAATGCTAGCGGGATACAGCTTAATGATTCTAGTTTGGTTAATGCTCAGTTTTATAACTCAGAATTGAAGGGTTGTGATCTTAGAAATTGTGATTTGACAAATGTAAACTTCGAAGGGGCGAACCTCAATCGTGCAAATCTATTAGGTGCGAAAAATCTAAATATAGACGAACTGGTAAAGGCTAGAAGTCTTAATTACATTTCGGTAGATGAAAATATATTAGAAGAGATAAAAAAGAGAAGACCGGATAGTATTCACCAAAAGAAACGGCATTAGGGAATCGAACCCTATGGCTAAGGAACTTAATCCTTAGTTGACCCGCATCGTGCCCATCGGTATGAAAAAAATACAACGATCTTACTGTAAAGTCAAGATCAGAAACAAATTAAAGGCGTATCTCTTATGAGAGATGGAATGCTGCTAGCGGATTTAGTCTCAGAGTTTCCTCTAAATGGTCTGGCGCGAAATGGGCGTAGCGCATCGTTACCCTGATATCTGAGTGCCCAAGGATTCGCTGCAAGACTATGATATTTCCTCCACCCATCATGAAGTGGCTAGCAAAGGTATGGCGGAGCACATGTGTCATTTGTCCTTCTGGCAAGGTTATATTCGCCAGTCTCAGAACTCGATAAAATTGCTTGTAGCAAGGATCAAACTCTTTTTCATCCAGTATTATTAGCTCGTCATATAATTCTTTCAAGATGGGGACAGTTCTGTTTTTCTTCCCTTTGGTGTTGGTATACGTGATTTTATATTTTGATATCTGCGATGGTCTTAGTTTTGCGGCCTCATTCCATCTGGCGCCAGTTGATAGGCATATCTTTACGATAAGTGTTAACTCTGGGTTGCCATGAGTATGGCAGGCGTTTATCAGTGCTTTTATTTTCTCATTATTCAGCCATGCCATTTCCTTTTCTGGCTGATCAAACTCTCTGATGTTTTCCAATGGATTTGGCAGTGACCATTCGCCGAGTCGTTTTAATTCGTTAAACACTGCCCGCAAAAAAGCTTGTTCACAGTTAACCGTTCCCGTGCTGACTTTTCTTGTTTCAAGGCTGGTGCTATACCCGTTATCTATTTCTCCCCTTAGTCGCTGATCACGATAATGAGCCCAGTCTTTTGGGGTGATCTCTGAAGCTACAGGGTTCCCCAGGCCGTTACAGATAATGACTAGTTTTCCGAGCCGCCCTTTTTTGTCGTTTAATGAGCAGCCATGCAGCCTGTACCACAGATCGATCAACTCGCTAAGCTTTCGTTTGTCTTCCTTATCGCCCAGCCAGGGCTTAGCCTTGGCCTGGTCGAGCTGATAGCTCTCGTAGGCGAGCGCCTCTCCCTTGGTGGCGAATTGCTTACGGGTACGCTTGCCGCCCCTCCCGTTGTGATAGAACTCGCACAGCCACTTGCCGGTGCTCAATTTTCTTACGGTCATACTCGTAGATCCAGTGAACCAAATTAGACATTGAATACTGTATATAATAACAGTATTCAATGTTTGTGTACGGCTGGTTCAAACATGGATCAAAAAAAACCGCTGGCGGCGGGTTTATGGTTAGAAGTGCAGGGCGGTTTGGCCAGACTTTGATGGGTGCGGTGGCGCTGGGTCAACCTGGCCGGGCTTAACAATGGAGCGAACAAAAGTTTCCATCGTGATAAAGACATGACTGCAATTTACGTTTGTGCATTGGTTGTAACGCTCTTTTGTCGTTGCTGTCACTTCGTTACTACTGCGGGTGTGCGCCGCATGGCCGCACAAAGGGCATCGCATCATGATATTAGCCTCTACTGTATCGATATACATACAATAGCACGATGTTTGAAAAAGCAAATATTAAACTTGCAAATCACTCCATGTCGAGATCGGTTATCTTCACCTCAAGCTCAAGCGCCGTGGTAAACCCGCCATCTGCCACTGTGTGCGTTACCGTGGTTATCGTCCAGTGTGCAGCGTCAATCTGGCGCTTGAAACCCTTAACTGATACCGGCACCTCCGGGTAAAGCTCTGCCCGGCCCTTGGCCAGCGTAATTGAGAATTGCGCGGCGCCGCGCTGGATTCGTTCCCAGTTTGCCTTGGCTGCCCGGCGAGCGTTGGACGCGTTTGCGTAGGTCCGACTCAGTACATAAACGTTATCGTCGGTGCCTATCAGGTACTCTCCCTGTTTATCCTGAGCAGGCACTTTGGCGGTGGTCGTCTTGCGCTTGCGCTTCCTCTTTACCTTTACCGTTTGTGGCTTCGCCGCTTTTGTGTCGAGCCAACTGGCTGAAACGCCAGTATAGGCGTCTCGGTCAGCTAAGGTAAATTGGTGCTCATCGCCGTCAGCCCGAAGGATTGTCATTGCCGGTAATGGCTTACCGCTGGCATTCACTCCCTGGCCCTGTTTAATGAATAGCAGCCTTCCATATTTTACTGCTGCAATAGCGCCTACGCGGCGCGCCAGGCGCATCAGGAAGCTGCCATCTGATTCATTCGTTTGATCGATATGGTCGATAGCGATAGCGGCCATTTGCGGACTGATTGCCTGCTCAAGTTTATGGCGGGCTGCAAATTGTTTAACGATCTCGCCGATGGTGGTTTTTGAATATGACTTTTCACGCTTGATATTCAACGTGTTCCTGAAGTCGGCGCTTCTCCCTCTCAGCGTCACCTTGTCCGGGGTTCCTGAGTGGCCAATTTCATCAATAGTGAAGGTGCCTTTATTTATCATTGGCTCGCCTTTCCAGCCCAACTGCAACTCCAATTGAACGCCGCGTGAAGGCAGATCAACAGCGCCGTCGGCATCGTCAAGTTCGATATCAAGCTGATCCGCCTCGAATCCGCGGTTGTCGGTCAACGTGAGGGATATCAACCGGCTTTCCAGTCTTGTGGTTATGTCCTTACCGTTAAGAGTTATCTTGAATGCAGGCGCGCTATCCCGGCCGCTCAGCCAGTCTGGAGTGTTCACGAAAGAAGCCCCCCAATAGCTGTTGCCGCCTGGTCTTTCATGATACTAAGTTGCTCCTGCAGGTCGCCGAGCATTGTGCCCAAGTCATCATCCACTCGCTTTAACTTCAGCGTAAACTCAATGCGCCTGGCGCCGCCATCCCTGAAGAATACGGACTTGTTTAGATCCAACCCTTCAATGACAAACATCCCGTAAATGGTCCCACTGCCATCCAGCAACGACCATGCCTTGCCGAGATCGGCGATTGTTTGCAGGGCGAGCAATGACAGGCGGCCGCCAGTGATTTCCGGCAGTAACACGCCACTTAGTGTAATTGTGTCGTTTTCTGGGCCCACATATTGCGCTGACGGCCGCTTTCCTATGCGGTTGTTGGTTGGGTAGCGCCATGCCATTTGATGCTGCAGCTCCTGATAGGGGACCGTTTCAAGCATAAAGACGTATAACCCGAGTGCCATCATCATAATTCCCACCCCAGATCACGATCAGAAAAATTACTGCGCGCCTTGGCCGCGTCTTTTTGCATATGCTCGCGGAGCGCTTTCACCGCATCTGATGCTACAGCTTTGCCGTTCAGGTTATTCCTAGCGTCAACACTGAGATCGATCTTCGGCTGATAGTAGAAGTTACCGCCGCTTGGTGCCTTAACGGGTTTCATGCTGGAGCCGGTGAAACGAATGGCCATATCATTGGCCGTGTAACCTGTTGGCGCCGGCTCGCCCACGGAACCATATTTCTGGGCTATGGGGTTATTTTTTAGCAGCTCATTCGTCTGGGCTAATGCCTCGTTTTTTTGCGGCAACAGGTCCAGCTTTTCAAGCAACCATTTAAAGCCATCCATGACTGCGCGCAGCGGGGCGGTGATAACGTCCAGCCCTCGCTTCAGTCCAATGCCGATTTTTTCAGCAGCACTACTGGCCGCCCGTTTTATTTCTTCCCAGGTTTCGCTGGCTTTAACGCTTATGCTGGTCCAGACGCCAGAAATGTAATCCTTGATGGCTTGCCATTTCTCGCTGGTATATGCACTGATGCTGTCCCACAGCCTTTTAAATTTCGGCCCCAGGGTGTCCCAATTCATCCAGATATAGATTGCAGCGGCGGCGATGGCGGCGACTACTGCAAGGATAGGGTTTGCGAGCATCATTCTGCCCATCCAAAGAATTGCTTTGCCTGCACCTCTGAAAGACTTGGCAAGCAACCCCAGTACTGATGGGCCTTTGATTCCGAGCATGCTCAACGATAGCCGTAGCAACGCGAATGGCCCTATGATTGCCGCAACACCCAGTATAAGCCCGCCTAACGCCACAGTGATCGCGGTAACTGCAGCGGCCGTTTTGATTAAAACTGCTGCCATTCTTGGGTGCGACTCAATAAAGCGTCGAGTCCAGCCTATAATGTTTTTAAACCAACCCATGATGTCCATTAACGCCGGGCGTAACTTTTCACCCATATCGCTAAACATATTCACGGCGCCAGTTTTTAAAAGTAGAAATTGAGATGATAGGGAATTTTTATCGATATTTGATTCCCTTTGCATTGATCCCTTTGCATTTCCGCCTTGTGTCAAATTTAGCTGCCTAATAAATTCATCAACCTGCAACCCAAGTTTCTGGGCATCATCACCAAATTCCTTACCGAACAACATTGTCATAACGCTGAGTTGGCGCTCTTTCGAGAGCCCCTTAATTCGGCCAAGCACATCTTTGATCGTATCTACAGCGTTATAAGCAATGCCTTTCTCAAGTTTGTTTGCGTTCAAGCCAAGAATTTTCATGCCCTGCAGGAATCTTTTACCCTGCATTGAAGCTATACCCAATTCACGGACCATGGCTTTACTTGCTGACGCTGCAATCTCTGGCTGGGCCCCCAATGAAAGGAATGTAGATCCAAGGGCTGCAGCCTGTTTGTAGTTCAACTTGTCCGCAGTATCCCCCATCCTTTGCAGCACATTTATAATGTCTGCTCCCTTTGCCTGAGTATTGTCATCCAGATAATTAAGCGTGTCTCCGAGCTCTTCTATTTTCTTAGTCGGTACACCATAAAGGAATGCTATTTTTCCCAGATCGTCAGCCAACTGGTCGGCAGGCAACTCAAATGCTTTCGCAGCTTTCGCTGCAGTCATTGCGAACCCAAGGAGATCAGCTTTCTGTTTTACCCAAGGATCTTTATCGCTGGCGACACCCATTCTGGCACCACCCTCAACCAAGGCAGCAAAATCTAAGGCCCCATTTTCCATTGGTTGTAGTTCTGCCGCTGCCTTAATAGCCTTCTGAATTTCGTAATATTTTGCTGTTCTATACCCCTTGTCATCCAGCAGGGGATTTACCTGCTTGGCTACACCCTTCATTGCATCTTCCAGGTTGCTGTAGCTTCTGATTGCCGCCACAACTGGTAATCCACCCGATACTCCAGCGGCCATTGTTGCTGCGCCAGCACCGGCTACACTATTTCTCAGCTCTCTGGTTTTGTCATATTTCGCTTTTGCGTCATTCATTCTGCGCTGTTGCTCGCCAGCGCGCCTCAGCTGTCGTTCTTGCTCCTTCAGCAGCCTGTTATAGCGGGCGGTTTCGCTGGCGATTCTGTTTGTAGCACCGGCGCCATCGGTGGCAGATACCCCCATGCGGTAAAGTTCTGAGCGCACCCGTCCCATCTGAGCAACTTCGCTTTTTTGCCGTTGTTCTAACCGGTCTACCGTTCGCCACTGGTCCTCAAGGGCTTTGGTCTGCTTTTTGGTGGGATTTTCAAGCGCGCCCATTTCGCGCGTCATCATTTGGGCTTTCAGCTTGGCGCCAGTCAGTTCGTCGGCAGTTTTCTTAATGGACGCCTGCAGCGAATTGAAGGTGTTCAACTGGTCGCCGGCGGCGCTCAGTCGCTTCAGTTCATCACGGGAGTTTTTGACGGCAGCGGCCAGCGCTTTATTGCTGGCCTGCATGGTCTTAAAGGGGCGGGTGATTTTGTCCACCGCGTTCAGGATAACCTGCAGTCTTAGATTGCGGTCACTCATCACTTTCTCCGCTTCGAATCAGTGCCCGGTGCCGCCAGTCCCAAAGTTCGGTTAAGGTGAACGGGTACATTTCCGACGGCGGCCAGTGGAAGATGGCGGCGATATCCGCCATCAGGTCTTCAACAGTTAAACCGGCCGGGATTCCAACGCCGATTTCGGCAACAAAAAACTGACGATGCCGCCGGCCAGCTGCGTAAAGTCGGCCGGATCCATTTCACTGATTTCCTGCTGCGTCAGTGACGGTGTGGAAACGCGCGGCAAGACGGTTGCCACCGCGGAATAATCCATTTCCAGCAGGTCGGCCAGCTTCACGCCACGCAGCGCGCCAGACTGCGGCTTGGTCAAGGTGATCTCAGTGATTTCGGTCTTGCCGCGTTGGACTGGGGTGTCTAGCGTCACTTTGGTCGGTTCGGTCATTTGGTTGTGCTCCACGATTTTCAGAAAGAAGTGGGCGCCGGCGTTCCGGCGCCGAAGGAATTACAGGCCGATGGCCTGGCGGTGTTCAGCCAGGCGGTCGACGCTGCCAAAGCTTTCGATCATGTTCACCGTGTCGATCTCGCAAATTTCTTCGCCGGCGATAGTCAACTTGAAGTAGGTCACGGCGGTAGAAATTTTGGTGGTCGAGTTTTCGCCCTGCTTGTGCTCGCCAAAATCCAGCTCTTTATGGCGGCCGCGGATCACCGCTTCGACCGCCTGCACTTCGCCGGTGTCATCGCGCTGAATTGAGCCGGTATAACGCAGCATGACGCCATCCAGTTTTGCAACGCCCATCTGCTTAATCGGCAGGGCTTCGATGCCGCCAATTGTCCATTCAATATCAAGCGCGTCGTCATCCAACCCCAGATCGACTTTGGCGCTACCGCTCATGCCGCCGCCGCGGTAATTCTCAAGCTTGCGCGTCAGCTTTGGCAGCGTCAGGGACTCAACGATCCCCTGCCAGTTGTTCCCCTCATTGAAGAGGTTCAGGTATTTCAATTTGCGTGGTAATGCCATTGCGTGCCCCTTAGCTGTTCACGTTCTGGGTGAAATTGACCAGGTACTGATCAGTGATGCGCTGGCGTAACAGTAAGTTTTCCAGCGGCGGGACCGGCGTATAGTCGTAATCAATGACCAGTTTCCCGGCTTTCAGCGTGTCTTTATCGTTCGCCGTGTTATCAATCCAGGCATTGCCGTCGATGATGTAGCCGGCAGATTTCAGTTCACGGAATTTGGCCTTGATACCTTCCAGGATATCTTTGGCAAGTGATGGGTGCAGTGGCATGTCAACGGCCCACATGTGCGCCTCTGCCATTGTGTCCGCCAACACCTGCGCAGTGCGGGTGTAGTTTTCAAACTGGAACAATGGATCATCGGAACAGGTGCGGGAACCCCAGAACTTATAGCCATCCTTGCGGATCAGTGTGGTGACGTCGTTCTTGTTCAGCAGGTTGGCATCGGTGGCGCTGTCCTGCAGGTCCCAAAACACATCTGCATTGATGCCGGTCACGCCATTAACGCCGACGTTTGACAGCGTTTTGTGCCAGCCCGTCTGCTGGTCAATTTTGGCGCGCAGTCCCAATGCGCGGGCGGTTGCGAACGCCGTCGCGTCTGCATTGGTCACAGTGTCCCAACTCAGAAAATCTGGCCAGATCAGCATGGCCTCGCGCTGGCTAAAGTTCTCGCGATAAGCAATGGCTTCGGAAACCGTCTTGCATCCATAGGTGCTCAGGTAGGCGAATGCGCGAAGGCTTTGAGCTACTGACAGCAATTCAGTGGCGACGGCCTTACTGTCGTGGCCAGGCACACCCAGAATGCGCGGCTTTACACCTAACAAACTTTGCGCAGCCAGCAGGGCTTTCATGCCGGTTTTCTTGCCCGTAGTGGCGTCAACTCCGCCGATGATGTTGGTTGTGGTTTCAGCCTCGGTGTCGCCTTGTTCGACACGGACAACAACGGTAACTGGTTTTGCCTGGTCGGCGATAGCATCTAGGGAGCGGGCGAGGGTGCCGGTTTCTCCGGCCTTGCCGCTTGCGGCCAGGACGTCTGTCAGCAATACAGGAGTGTTGAGTGGGAAGGCCGTAGCATCGGCATCGTCGGCGGTGCAGACCATCCCCACAATTGCTGTGCTTACGGTTGTGATTGCGCGGGTACCCTCGTTAATTTCGAGGACACGAACGCCATGATGATAATCTTCAGCCATCGGGCGGATCTCCGGTTCCGGTTAAGGTTTCTCCGCTATGGTGTTCGTTGATGGCGTCAAGTGCATGCGCTGGGCATTGTGTGGCGGCTGGCACAATGGCCAGGTGTCTTGCTGTGGGTGTCTATATTTGTCGGCATGGCCAACACAGCCAATGATGGCTGTGCTGCAGGAAAAAATGAAGCCCCGGAGTGGGACTCATGTGTATCAGCTCAAACTTAACCTGGCTGTTTCCACTGGCATCATTTAAACAAATCTAGCAGTCAGCTTTGTACTGGTAACCGACATTAAGGCACTTCTCTTTTACCAAAAAATCATATAGTCAAAGGGTCTGAAATCCATTTTTTATTATGCCCTTCACGATAACAATCATAAATAAGAAGATTTCCTCTACTACCTTGCGGAATTTCAATTTCAGGAATGTAATAATTTGCAGGGTCACTATTTTCAAATGAAATTGAGAAATGTTGATTTACAATTGTTGATAGTGTTGTTTTAGACTCTATCAAACTAAATGGCCCGTATTTTGTGCAATACATCACAATGCATGCAGCTACTGCTTCCATCACGTTTTCCAGAGTTGAAAAATTAAATGCACCAGATCTGTCATGTTTTGTTTTATTATATGCATCATACCATGTTAATGAGGTGGTTGGATTGGTAACAGACCAACTATCAAATGGTTTAAAATCCCTCAGTCCATGGTAATTCAAATACTGTATTTTAAAATCATTTAAAAAACACTTATCCAAAAGTTTAATGTAATCATTAGTGTTGTATCTCCCATTCGATCTAGCTCCATTTGTTTTATTTATGATCGACACCCATTGATTTTCCACCTCAGTACATGCGAGAATCAATAGTTCCCTGCATTTATGGCTATATGAATTTAGGCCACTAGAACTAGGTTCAATATATAATAAAATATCATCTATTTTTTCAATGAGAACTCGTAGCGCTTGTTCTGATGCGCGCTTTTCAAATTCATCAATACCTAGAGCGACTTCTATATCGTCCACATTGTAAAGTGATGGTCTCCACACCCCTTGAGTCGCATGCCCGACCTCTTTGTTCAATGGCTGGATATTTTTAGAGCCAAAAACCTTTTGCACCCAGTCAGTTAAACTTCCATTTTTACTCTCAATTACAGTTAATCCCACTGAAATAATATTGAATCTAACATCACGCCCATAAAAGTGCACAAAATGGCTTGATGTTTCGTAAGCATAACCAATTCTCTGATTAATATGGGTTGTGGTTTCAAAGTGAGGAATGCGAGTATGTGTGTTTTCGTACCAAATTCCGTTCATAGTAATCCCTATTAAAAATTATTATACGCTCATCCGTTAAAAATATATATTTAGAGCTTATAGTGTCATATAGCTTAACCTACTATTTCCTTAGTCTAACTATAGTGCCATAAGTAATTTAATTTTTGGATTTTATTTGTGTTTATCCAAATTGAATATGTGTGCTAAGAAAGTCCGTTCCTTGCACAAAACCGCCCGTCAGCTTAGGCTAAGCTCTGTGTTGTAACCCTGCTAGATCAAGGTCTGAGCTATGAAGCTTATGCTACGCGGTGCCATAGCATTTGTAGCTTGTGGCGCTCAACGACGCTAACCGCTTCGCCTTGGCCCATAGCCTCCGTTTGCGCCCAGACGGTATGGGCGTGCGGTGGCACTGCAACTTGGTGAGTATGATCTCCGTCTTCGCTTGTATAGTTGCGGGTTCTGCGGCTGTCGTTATCAGAACCGACAATATAATCGTCATCCCATACTTCACCGGGCGCAACCATCCCCCCTTGATGTCTGTGTCTTCCTTCAGGCGCTGTTTGCAGATTTTGTACGCCATGCTCGCTAGTGCTACCCGATACGTTCAATACGGACACTGGCAGATGCGCACGCGTGATGCTCACTGTGTCGCTTCCACCCATAGTGCCCACGTCTGATCCGTCTGCTTTTGCAGTTCTTATCGTCAGGTATTCGCCGGAATACTCCCATGTTGACCACGGCCATTTAGCGTTAGGGTTCACGTTCTGGTTGAATAGGCGTGAAGTTCCTAGAGGGTTATCTAATTCCCAGGCGTCACGAATTGCATCTTTTATCGCTTCAGCAATCTCATCTTTGACGTTTTTGCTCAACTCGCTTAACGCTTCATCTGTGTAGTCTTTGGCTGCGTCTTCCGCCCCTTTGACGTCTTCGGCGGTTGCCAGGATAACCGATGGATCAGCAATCAGTTCAACCGCCGCGGTGCTACTGACTTTCAACTGCATTCTGATGATTTGAAATCGGCCGGAGCCTTCAGCCAGCAGTGGCTTATAGGTTTCCGGCATATTACCCACCGCGATGCATTCGCCATCCTCTGCGTATAGCGCCAGTTCACGCAGCCAGAATCCGCCAATCTGTGGCGGCATAATCATTTCAGCCTCAATAACGCTGGCGTCACTGTCAGCGATCACTAGCTTATTCAGTTCGCCGCGATACTGCTCTTTGATCAGGTTTGTGTTGGCGCCATTCGGTATTGGCAGTAAGCCGTCACCGTCACCAACGGCCATCTCTACGATGGCTATCGGCGCGCCTGTAACGGCAGCATTTGCCAACCGCTCTGCGCCTGCGGTGGTGATCAATGCGCTGTATTTTTTATCACTCACGCTGGGACCTCCATACTTTGATTATTTTCTGGCACTTCATTAAATTGAGATCCCGCGGCGACTGTAATAGCCCAGGAAATACAGGTAAATCTGCATCAATTCTTCATCACTCAGCACGCGATCAAAGATCAAACCGGCATACTGGCGATGTTTGGCACTTCCCTCAACGCGACTTTGCCCGATGAGATAGGTCAGCGCCGGATTCGCGAACGAGGTTACAGGCGCGCCAGGTGAAACACTCTTCACCTGGCTGTTAGTCAGATCACCAATTTTTAAACCATTACCCAGATCACGCCCATGGAAGAACGCTGGGCTACGGTCAGTGCTGCGAGTATTCATCCCCAGGCTGTATGCGCCGTTATACGGATTTCCGTCTGCTCCTGTGCCCTTGTAGTGCGAATACATGTAAAGGGCAGAGGGGGTTGGCCCCTGAGTGCATAGCGACTTGCCAGCATCTGCGCTGCCTTTGTAGCTGGAAATCAAGAAGCAGCGGCTTGTCTGGGTCGAATCTGTGTTGTTAGCGATGGAAATCAGCGTAGCTTTCTCGCTGGTTGGCACGCGGGTATCCAGATAATTCCCGGTGGAAAACTCGAAAGCCTCACCGTTTTGTGTCGGGTTACCGTAAGCTGCCGCCGGTGATCCACCGGGGGCCAGGTTGGCCGTGAGGTTGCCACGCCCGAAAATATTGGCGTATTTCAATCCCTCGGTGCTGAAAGGGGGATTCCAGCCGTCAGGCTTGGAAATAGAGGCGCCGGCAACATTGGATTTAATGACCATGACCATAATAATTATTCTCCGATCTCAATCGGTTCACAAAATTGCACCGATGCGTTGTTTAATGGGTAAGGTTTACCGACCAGTTCAGCAATATTTTCATCAGCAGCTTGGTTTGAATCTGCGTGATATTCGTAGTTCGCCAGCGATGCGAAACCGTCACTGTCAAAAACGTTCCCGTTTCCGTTGTGGGTGGTTTTATCTCCGTACCAGAGTTTGGCCGCACCTGATGGCACGCTTGCCAGAGTGATCTTGATGATGGTATCGGCCACAATTTCCACTGACTCGATAGGGATAGCCCCGGCGCTGTCAGTGACACGGAAACCTTTGTCCACGTATATCGTTGGCACACGGCCAACATAGGATGGACGGAATTGCAGCGGTGGGCTGGGCACGTGGTAAAGAACATAAATCACGCGGCCAATGCGAATAATCTTGATAGGGCCGAGTGGCTCCCAGCCCTGGCCTTCGTTGATAACACGATGCATTACCTTGGCAAATTGCATATCCATCCAACGATAGCCATTGCTTGTGAGATGTCCGCCCTTGTCCGGGAACGGGTAAGCCGGCGTAACCAGATAGGCGTTGGCGTTTTCTTTGCAGAACTCCCATTGCGCCATGCCGATCCCCAGCTCGTAGGTATCAACGGTATAACCCCCACCGGTCTGGTACATAAAGATGGCAGGGGGGGATTTTTGCCCGGCAATGCCATACGCCATGTCATCAGTCATATTCTTTAGTAACAGTGTGTCCAACCTTGAGCGATATCCGACCTTGGTTTGCACACCACCACGCATGCCGTTGTAGTTCCACTCGCCCTGGATGAAGATAAAGGCCGCAATGGCATAGCTGACGCCCATCTGATCCGCGATGGCCTTGACCTGCTGCACCGCCTGAAGGGGACGCAGATACAGTTGAGGGTTTGCATTTTTTGACAGCTCTTCGATGGTGCGTCCATTCACGCCCGTGCTTGATACAACGAAGCGCCGCGCCGGATCTCGTTCCAGGCTGTTCTTTTGCAGCCATAATTTGCGTAAGAAATTGCCTAGGGCCGCTCCACCTTCACCTTCATTTCCGGCGTTAAATGCCAATGCATTACTTTCTGCATCAGTGAGAACCTGAGCGCCATCCCCTGATTGAACCACTGCTTTCAGCGGCTTGAGCGCGGACTCACCAACGGGCACGAATTCAGCGGCGGTGCGGCTTTTGGGGCGCACGCTGTCGCCCAGCATTAAATTATCGTAACCGACGATGGGTTCATTACTGAGTGCCGGGTGCCCCTCTTGCTGCGTACCGAGGCTTTGGCTGTAGATCAACAGGTGATTCAGGGCGGAAACCAGGCGCTGAATATCGGCGTTGTAGCGGTCGCGTACTGACTGCGAATAGGCCTTGTTCTGCGCGTCATGCGCCACTAAATCAAACTCGCTGACGCCGCTACCACCGGTGCCGATAGGGTTGCCTTCGATATCGATGCAATCCTTGAAAAAACCGTCGGCGTCCTCAAGTCTCAGCCAGGCATCCGGCGTGGTCAGCGTGGAGAACGAGCCGTGCCCCTGCAGGGCTTTCGGGGCCACATCTCCCGAAGGGTTGACGAGTTCAACAATAAAATCATCGACGTCCTGGTAAATAATCCCCGCCTGTTCGCCGATATGAGTCATTTTTAGCTCATCAAGGAAAATCCCCTGCGGCGATAGCAGGCTTTTGATGGTGCCAAATGCGCCATTATTGAATAGGCGCCAGACCGAAAAATAATCATCGTCAACAATGTCTAACAGCAGGTTACTAATGGCTTCGTTGACGTGAAAATAATCTGTAACTTTTTTAACTAACTCCCCGGTGGGTAGCGTTCGGCCTGTTGGCGTAGCGACGCCGTCTATATTTTTATATTCGGCCGCCCAGGCGTCAGCATTTTCAATACGTACAGAAAATCGTGCATTCAAGGCGATGCTGCCATCATTAATTTTTGCCTGCGCTTTTTCTGCATTATCAAAAGGCTGCTCACCAACGGATAGCCCTTCAATGGCCTGTTTTAAATATTGTGTGCGATTCGCCAGTTGTTGCGGCTGAATATTAGCAACACCGTCACGGCCGCCTTTTACTTTATCACCGCGCTGTATTTGATAAACGCTATCTTCCCAGCGTCCGCTTTCGGTAATTTTCGTCATATTATTTCCCGGAATAGTGATAGTCGCCGCTGAAACCCACAGCGCCGTTATATTTGATGCTGTCATCCGGCTCGTAATCGGCAGGGTAGACAGTGACGATATCGCCGTCATGCATGGCGGCGGCGGCGTACACCAGGCCCTTTGTTCTGGCGCTCAAACTTAATTGCCAAATATGACGGCTGACCGGCTTGGCATCGCCAATTAGCCGCTCCAACTCATTTACAATTTCTTCGGTTATCCCGATGTCCATCACGTCAATCGTTAAACGAAACGTGCCGGCAGGGTCGGCAACCTCCCACCATTCCTCGATCGCCATGGTGTATCCCATGTTTTCGATCACGCGATTAATGGCCGCGACCGTCCCTTTCCGGCGGTGGATGTAAAAGGCGTCTTTAACGGATTTGCGCTTCTCTGCTGCTGGCCATTTTTCATCCCACCGATCGACCGAAAAAGCCCAGGCCAGGTAGGGCAGAAAAACAATCGGACATTTGTCCGGGTTCCACAGGTCACGCAGTGGCACATTTAGATCGCTAACTGCAGCGCATGCCTCTGCCGCGCGGCGTTCAAGCGGTGAAGAACCTGGCGGCAGCAGGCTATTCATCCGATCCACCAATTACAACGCGGGCATCTGTGCAGTTGGCGGCCTGCGTTTTGTCCAACACCACATCGGCAGGTGGATTGCGTAGCTCTACACGCTGTACGCCCTGAGTGTGCAGTGCTGCATAAATTGCTGTTAGGCGGATATCGCGCCCAAGGCGCCGCTGCTCGTTGATATAGGCATTCAGGCGCTTTTGTGCGTCGGCAAGGATTGGTTCTTGCGCTGGCCCCGGATAGACATAAAGCACGGCGTCAATCCCATAGTTGATGATGCTGGCAGATTGAACTGTGAGGCGATCAGCTACGGGCCGTACTGCCTGATCGTTAAGTGCAGCGTCAACTTTCGCCAGCAATTCGGGGGAGGCCGTTCCATCCCCTTCGCGGGAAAGAATCGTGACAGTGACCAGCGCCGGCGCAGGGCTAATTGCTGATGCGTCAGCAACCTTTCCATCGGCGCTCAGTGCGTGGAACTCATAGGCGCCGGTTGGTCCGGCAACGCTCATTCCCTCGAATGCCGCAGGGATGCGCTGGCGAAAATCTACATCTGATTCCATTTCCGCCTCAACAGGCGGAATAGCTTCGCTGTCAGCCGGGGTGATCATCAGCCGCGGCGTGTTGTTGTTGGCGCCAAGTTGGTCGAGATCGCCACCGATGGCATACGCCACCATTACGGCTTTTGCAGCCTCGTTGATACGCTGGCGCAATAGCACTTCTCTATAAGCATTCTCCTGCAGCAACATCACGATCGGCTCGGATTCCAGCTCCAATGTACGTGCTATGGCCTCGCGCTGATCGTCAGGATAGAGCTCAAGCAGGCGCGCCTTTCTTTCCTCAAGCAGATTTTCAAAGCTCAGTGTTTCCACTACCTGGGGTGGCGGCAGCTGCGAAAGGTCGATCACGCTCATGATGCGCTCCCGTAAGGAATTGAAATATTGATGCTCGCCGTGGTGTCGTTCCTGCTGCCGGAGACATCTACGATCATTTGGCCGTCAATCTGCGTGGTCACAGTGACGACCGTCAGTGATACGCGCGGTTCCCAGCGGTTGATAGCGCTGTATGCTGCGGCCATCAGTTGCAATCTGGTTGTGTCGTTTTGAGGCTGATCGATCAGCTCGGACATCAGCGAGCCGAACGGGCGCCGGGTGATCCTGCTGCCGATTGGAGTCAGCAAAATTTTGCTGATTGATTGACGAATGTGATCGATATCTTCGACGGCTCGGCCGCTAATGGTGTTCATGCCCTGGTACATCATTTCACCGGTCCTCCCGATTCTTCGTCACCTTTCTTCACCCCACTATGCGCATGCTCATCAACGATGACGCCATTAGATGTGAAGTGGCCGCCGCTGTGGGTGATGTCGCCTGCCATCGTCCCGCCATCAGTGACTGATAGTTGAGCCGTTTCCAGCAACTGAGTGCATGTGACTTTTGGTGTTTCCAACCTGATCCCTGTTGCCGCCTTAAACAGCGCTGTTTTCACACCATCCACAGTCAGGGCGCCAGCTTCGGGGTCATAGCTGAACCTTGCACCGTCGGGGAACTCCGCAACCAAGGCATTCTTCGAATCCGAGGGAGCCGAGTGAGCGTCCGAAAAAATGGCCGGCAGAACAAAGGCTGTTGTCAGCTCGCCGGCCATACTCAAAATCAGCACCTGCTCCCCGACTGATGGCGCCCACCATGTGCGCGCACTGCCTGCGCGCATGGTCAGCCATTTGAGCGGCGTGGTTTCAAGCGCGCCGGTTTGCACTCGGCATAGGCAGTTCTCTGTATCGACCTCGGAAATGGTTCCGATTCGGATCAGATTTGTGAGCAGGCGTAGGAGTTCAGAAAGTTGTGTATTCATTGGCACAGCTTGCCACCTAACTTTTTGATTAGGCACATCGATGACTTGTATGAGCCATGATACAATTTTCGTTTTTAAAGTGATGAAAGGGGAACCTGTGGAATCTGAGCAAGTTATTGACGCGTTAAAAAAGTTTAACGACAGACTGGAGAATGAGGTGGCTCCAGCCTATGACGATAAAGGGGCAGAATTCGGAGATCAGCGTTATGCAGCATTCAAACGTTCTTTTTCAAGGTTTATAAAGGAGGAAATACCTTCTGAAATATCAAACTGTAATAATGTATTGACACAGCGAATTTACAAAGTACGCATGAGGTATGTGCCGGAGAGTCAATATTTTTGGAGTTGCAATGGAGAGAGAGTTGCCTCCTACATTGATTCTTTGATAATTGATATTGAGAATGGTGAGTTTGAGCTAAGAGCTGAACCTGCAGAGCATGAAGAATTGGAAAGCAAACCAGTTGAATCTAAACCATATGATAAAGTATTTATAGTTCATGGGCATAATGAAGAGGTCAAGCTTAGGACTGCTAGGTTTGTTGAGAAACTAGGATTTACAGCTGTCATTCTTCACGAACAAGCAAGTCGCGGTAAAACTATAATTGAAAAGATAGAACATTATACAGATGTCAACTTTGCTATTGTTCTTTATACTCCTGATGATCTTGGAAATACAATTGAACAAGCTAAGGCTGGGGAGTTGAACTCTAGAGCAAGGCAAAATGTCATTTTTGAACATGGATACTTAATGGCTAAAATTGGCAGGGAAAATGTTGTTGCGCTTGTTAGTGATAGATTAGAGTTACCTAATGATATTAGTGGTGTTGTCTATGTTTCTGATGCAAGTTGGGAGATGGATATTGCAAAAGAAATGAAGTCAACAGGATACGATGTGGACTTTAATAAGTTATTCTAATCTTCAGGCCGTTTTTATATTGGGCGGCCTTAATTACTAAGATGATTTATCAGAATATCACCGACGGCAGTGATGATTGGATCATTCAGTCCAAATAATTGGCGGGCGTCGTATTTCACGGTTGGTCCTTGCTTGCTGACTTTGTCGCGCAGCCCGTAATGGTGCACGCGCGCAATGCGCATAACGCTGCCGGCAAAGTAAACGGCGGCCTCGTCTGCCGTGGTTGCTGTTTTCATAAAACGCGAGGTTTGTAGCTTGCTAAACATTTTCCGGCGTATCCGCCCCTTTTTGTTGCGGCCCTGCGGTTTTCGCTCGGCATAAGGTGTTCCGTCCGGGTTGCGTTGCTGACTGATCTGCTGGCGCTGGCGTCGGCGCAATTCATTAGCCCACTGGCGAGTTAGTTTTTTCCTCTCTGCCGGAGATAGCTGTGAGGCGAGGGCGGCCAGCCAGTCTTCAATCTGAATAAAGTCACTCATTGGGCGCCCACTGATCGGCGTAGGGTGGTTCCGGCTCGGGGACGGCCTCCACAACCATTTGTTGGCCGCTTGCCTCTTTCACGATAACGCGCTCTGTTAGCTTCAGGTTTATGCTGATGTCACAAGTGGTGTTATTCAGAATATCCACTTCAAACGTGAAGCCTTTATCTCTGCCGTCTGGGTTCGCCATGATGTCCGGCTGGTTGCGGCGAAGCCAATACAAAATCACTGCGTTCAGCAGGTTTTGGTCTGCGGAAAAGTCCGTTATCACTAGGTTGAGGGTGTACTGGTATTCGAATGAAATGGTTGGCGCCAGGCTGGAAACAACAGCGCCTTCATCAACAAAAATGTGCAGTTTGTCTGGGTTTTTCCCCAGATATTCGATCCCGTCAGAGAGGGCTTTTCTCAGTGATTCCGGTTTGTTCATCGCTCTTTTCCTGGCATTGAATAATGGTATCTACCTGATCGGCACATATCGCCCAAGCTGCCTCGGTGCGGCTCTTTTGCTGTTCCAGATCCCCGTTGGTGAGCGGGTTACTGGCCGGCAACTGGCAGGCGATCAACTTCGGACAACCAGGCGCGATAAGCTGCACCTGCGGTGATTGTCGGGCGGGCGTGCAGGCGCACAACATCAGGAGGCAAGCGGCCGTCAGCCCAGGCTTTAAGCTCTGCATTTTCACGGTACAACCTCGCAATCAGATTTTCGCGTTGTGACAGAAGGGCGGCTGTATTGGTCATCTGCTGACGCAACTCAGCCTGCGCCCGGTTATTGTTGCTGGCGATCAAGCCCAGAGTTATCAGCTCGGCGTTTTTAGCTGATAGCTGCGCCGCCATCCCTTCGATGGTTTTTCCCTGCGCCTTGATGGTTACTTGCTGATCGTTGACGGCTCTTTCATAGGTGCCCAATCGCCAAGTTTTCCACACTAACGCCGCGGCGAGAGCCAGGACGATAGTGGCCACGATCAACCAACTGCGCGGAATGACGGCGGTCATGTCAGGGCTCCGCCATAACTGACGTATTTTTTCAGAAGGGTTTCAAGCTTATGCTCGGGCTGGCCATATCCGGCACCCGGCAGGCTCGCCCAGATATTGCGGCACTTTTTCAAAGCCAACTCTATCCGGCCGGCGTTGATGTCGGCCAGGGCTCCGCGTTCGCGTATTAGCTGGATAGCCCACTTATCCTGTGATACTGGCCCAAAGTCTGGCAGTTTCAGTGCGGTGCGGTAATGGTCCCAATCCTTGATCAAAAACTGGTAGCCGCCTGATGCCGTGCTTCGCTGACCGCGACTGTTAAACACCTTGCCGGGGCGGCCGCTAGCGAACGGATGATCTCGGTAGCTGGAAAAGGTTTCTGTCTTGCCGTCGATGCCGGTCACGATCACGTTGTAGCCGTCGTCCGACCTGGCCAAAAGCGTGGGGCCAATTTCACTGAATCGCAGCGTGTCCAGATAGGCGTTAAGGTTAGGAGTGGTGACGATGCGGGCCATTTTTCCCCCTGGCTTTTTGCTTGGCTGGCGCCCGATCTTTTGCCGCGGGCGGTGATGGGATGATCGCCATGATGTTCCCGCGGGAGCGGGTTACTGCCATCAGGATCATGAAACTGAAAAGGGCGGTCAGCGCCCCCGACTGCGGGAAGCGACCGAACGCGGAAAAAATTGGCACGGCAGCGCAAATCATGATCACTACGTATGCGACGCCGCTGGCCCACGGCTTATGTTTTGCTCCCCGACGCTGGAAAGCCAGCAGGCGGCCGGCAATGAGTAGGCAAATGATCGACGTTATCCAGTGCATGGTTATTTCCCCCTAAATATGCGGAAAATCGGGCTATCCCCGTCCAGCTTCTGCAAGGCAACCAATAATATTTTGATGGCCACACCTGCGGCGACAAATGCGCCGGCGCCCAGCTTGACCTCAACATCCAGCCCGGTGGCTTTCTTCAGCAGCGCGGCCGCTATCGGGGCGAACAGGCAACCGGCAATAAAGCTGCTTATCCATAGCGCGCCGCGTCGCTTCAACGTCAACTCCTGCGACGCCAACACAAATAATGAGGCGCCACCAAAGGCGCCAAGGACAATTGGCGCGGCATCGCCAGACAAGACGGAAAGAAGCGTGATCCCGCCAAACGCGAATAGAGTGGTACCGCCTGTTACTGGTTCGCCCATGACATCAATCCCAAAGTTGAATAATTTGCTGTGTGGGTGTCGGCGCAATGTCCGGCATTTCTACCGGCGTGCCGTGCGGAATAAATGGCCCGATTTCTGCAAGGCCTGGATTAGCCAATAAGACGACTTCGGATAGCCCCGCGGTGCGGCCATAGTGGCGCCAGCACAGCTCATCAACGGTGTCGTTTTGGTGGGCTATCACTTTCATCAGATCAGCTCTACAGTCATGTGTTTTTCGCCCTGGATCAGCCTCATGGCCCAGCGCGCATCCCGCCAGAGTTCATCAATGGATTCGTCCATTTCGTCAGCTCGCTTCCCGCCAGCCCCAGTGGCATCAAAATCGCGATACCGCTCGTTTAAATTGGCCTTGGTGATGCAGTACACCGCGCGGCTGTAGTGCTGAAGCAAAACGCTTTCGTCGTCCAACTCTTCTGCCGGCACATTTTCCAGAGCGGCAAAGCCGGCGGCCTGCTGTGCCTGTCGCCACACGGTCAATTCACCATTCACCTCAGCAATAGCATTCAGCGCAGCATGGCGCAGCCGTTGCGGGGTGATTGTTCCATCGGTCCTGATGGACTCCTGCAAATCTGACAGATCGACATCCGGCCAAAATTGCGTGTTCTTGATTACCGGCTTTTCTTTGCCGGACTGGCCTGGCGCCACAAATTTCATGATCAAGGCTCTCAATGGGTGGGCGGTGGACGGGGGTATTGATGCGGTATAAAACCTGTCGCAACGCCCGTGCCGCCCCGCGCGTGGGCACGTTCGGTTTAGCCGTTCTCGGCCTTCTTCAACTCGCGTTCGAGTCGTTCAATGTCTTTTTTCACACCAACCCGCTCATGCAGCTGGAAGGCGCGGTTTAACTGGTTGAGCGCTAACTCGGGCTGTTCGTTATCGCGCAACCCGTATCCCATGACTTTGTGCAGTTTGGCGCGTACTTCGTCTGGCATATCATGGTCTTCGATCAGGCTCATAAGGCGCGTCAGGATGGAGAGATTTACCGGCTGCTTGGCGTCGTAGGCTTTCAGGGCGCTATCCGCGATCTCTTCGGCTACTGCACAGGCGGTTTGGCGTGCATATCGGCTTGGCATCACCAAGCCGTGTTTGAGTGCGTACTCCGCGATGTCGATGGCACCGTTGTGATCGCCGGCGTCGATGCGCCAGACCATCACATGCATGATTACGTCATCTTGCGCACCCATGCCGGTCTGCAACACTCCGGCCACCCACGGGGAGTAATGGGGGAGAATTTCGCGCTTAACTTCGGCTTTTTTCTCCTGAGATTGCACCCGCTTCAGTCGGCGGCTGTCCTCTTCAATTTTCAGGAGCATCATTTCATAGCCATTGGCATGGCGGCTTAGAGCGCCGCCCTGGCGGGCGGCCTCTTTTGCTTGCACATAGACCATATGGCGCTGCGCTGGGCTCAGGGCCATCAGTTAGCCCCTTATTCGCCCGCCGGTGCTTCCGGCGCTGGCGCCGCAAACTTGCCGAGCTTGATGTTTTCGATCAGGCAACCACAGCCGTAATCTTCAACCACATAGGCCTCGTTGACCGATTCGAAGTTTTCGATGCGGTCACGTTTCGGGTTGTCGATAATCAGACGGCGACGGGTGTCTTCCTGCCAGTAGATGGACAGGTTATCCAGGCGGGTGATCAGCATGGCGTTGGCCGGGAAGAAGGGCGCGCGGACCGCCTGCAGGCCACCCATGCGTTTCTGGCTGATAATCAGATCAGCAGCCAGTGTTTCGGTGTTTGGCTGTGACTGGTTCACCAACGGGAAGTACTTATCCGCCAGCAGGCCGCGACCGCAAATTACCACCAAATCCGTATCATCCTGGAACCACGGATCGATCAGGTTGTTTACGGCATCCATCACCACGGCATCCAAGTTGGCGAAGTCGCCGTTCTCACCCACACGGATCACAGGCGAAACCACGGCGCCTTCGTCATCCACGATTTTATCCATCACGCGTGCCGGTGCGTCGGTGCGGTATTTCTGCAGAAAGCCAATGTTAACGTCCTGCAGCAATGGGTTGGCGGCACGGTTCGACGTTTTTTCACGCTTCACGCCGTTAAAACCGATCATGATGCGGTCCAGTGCCTGGCGTAACACGATGGCGTCACGGATACGTTTCTGGAAATCCTGGAACTTGGCCCACAGGTCCAATTTCCCGTATGTGATCGAAGTGTCGAAGTTGGTTTGTTCGCACTTGTATTCGATGGAGTCCAATCCGCTTGGATCCGTGGTTTCACGCTCTTTGGTTGAGGTGTCAGTGGTGCTGGCAATCGTTGTGCCGACACCCAGCCCCAAACGTTGACCTGATTGCTCTGTCACCTGGACAATATTGATCATCTGCAGGAATGCAGCGCTTTCCTGGATTTTGTTTTCCAGCTTTTGTGCGATAGAAGGCTCTACCGCAAATTTAGTGCTGAATTCGACGGCTACACCGTTCAACTCACCCAAGGTGGTCAGGTAGGCGTTAAATTTAAATCGCGTTTCATTGCGCATAATCGGTAACTCTCCGTAATCAGTTTTCTATGCCCTATGGGGTATGCCGTGGCCCTGCGTTTAGCAGTCGGTTTTTTCGCCGTTGCTTTCACCGCCGCCGCCAGGTGTTAACGGGCGAAATTTCTGATTGCGGTCCTGCTTGCTCAGGTTGGTCTGCAGGTCGTTAAGTTGCTTGCTCAGTGCGGTGATCTGGGTTTCCAGTGCAGGCACTTTTTCAGCAGTGGCGTTGAGCTTGGCGACGCTATCGCCGAGGTTCTGTACTTCGCTGGCGACCAGCTCCACAGCCTGATTTACGTCAGAAAAGCGCGCATCGTCATTGGCGTTACGCTTGGCGAACATCGCCGTGATGCGTGACAGCAGGCCGGGCTTTTGGTCTTCCTGCTCTACAAATTCGATCAGGGCTTCTTCTGCCGCGGTAAAGAGGTTGTCTTTATGCTGCTTGCGATTAGCCAGTGGGTTTGCTGATGCGGACGCACTGAAGGTGAGGTATTCGGTCCCCAGGCTGGCCGGGTCGTCGGTCACGGCCAGGCCAATCAGGTAGGCTTCGCCCGTATCGGCAAATTTCGGGTTTACCTCGATCGAGGTGTAAACCTTTTGCGCTTGCTTAACCATTTCGACTAGGTCCGCGGTTGGTGCGATGTCGCCATAAAGCGCCATCTTCCCGGCCAGTGGACCTTCGGTAATTTCCTCCGCTGTCAGGCCGGTTACATCACCGAAACGACGGAAGGAGCTATCGGGGTGATATCCCTTGATGTGTTCCAGATTTACCCGCGCGCCATAAACTGATGGGTTGTAGTTCTTGGCCATCTGCGTCAGCCATTCGCGGCTAATGTTGCGGCCGTCGGTTGTCGCACCCTCTACGGCAATACGAAAACGCTTTGATTTAAGTGTCATTAGTCTGTTCCGGTCAGTGTCGGTAATCGGTCAGGCTTATGGTTGCGGCGAATAGGGAGGGGAGACAACGAAAGGGCATTGTGTGGTGTTTGGCACAATGACCGGGAAGGGATGGCAGCGCGGCCGGTCGGTAGTCTGGCGCCATGACAACGACGACGCTCAACACCGATCTCGATCCCCGCAGACAGGCGATGTTCCTGTACTTTCAGGGGTTACGTATATCCCGCATTGCTGAAATGCTGGGAGAGAAGGCCGCAACAGTACACAGCTGGAAGAAGCGCGACAAGTGGGGGAGCATTGGCCCGCTGGAGCAAATGCAACTTACCACAACAGCGCGCTATTGCCAGCTGGTGATGAAGGAGCACAAAGAAGGAAAAGACTTCAAGGAAATCGACCTGATCGCCCGCCAGGGTGAGCGGCTTGCCAGGATCGGGAAATTCAATAGCGGCGGCAATGAAGCCGACTTAAACCCGAACGTGGCCAACCGCAACACCGGCCCGCGCAAAGCGCCCGAGAAGAATGTTTTCAGCGACGAACAGACGGAAAAACTTACCGAAATTTTCCATGATTCCCTGTTCAAGTATCAGCGTAACTGGTTTGAAGCTGGCGCCAAGCACCGTATTCGTAACATTCTCAAATCCCGCCAGATCGGCGCGACGTTCTACTTTGCGCGTGAAGCCCTGATTGACGCCATCACTACAGGCCGAAACCAAATCTTCCTGTCAGCGAGTAAGGCTCAGGCGCACGTTTTCAAGCAGTACATCATCGAGTTTGCCCGTGAAGTGGATGTTGAGCTGAAGGGCGACCCGATGACACTCGGCAATGGTGCATGCCTCTACTTCCTCGGCACAAATGCACGCACCGCGCAGAGCTATCACGGCAACCTGTACCTGGATGAGTATTTTTGGATCCCTCGCTTCCAGGAGCTACGCAAAGTTGCCTCCGGCATGGCGCTGCACAAGAAATGGCGCCAGACGTACTTTTCTACACCTTCGAGCCTTACCCATAGCGCCTACCCATTCTGGTCCGGTGCCCTGTACAACAAAGGCCGCGCCAAGGCCGATCGGGTTGATCTCGATCTCACCCACGCCAACCTGGCGCGCGGCGTTCTCTGCCCGGATGGCCAGTATCGCCAAATCATCACCGTCGAGGATGCAGTAAACGGTGGGTGCAACCTGTTTGACCTAGATCAGCTGCGGCTTGAATACGGTCCAGAGGATTATCAGAACCTGCTGATGTGTGAGTTTATCGACGATATGGCGTCGGTCTTCCCACTCACTGAAATGCAGGGGTGCATGGTCGATAGCTGGGAGCTGTGGGACGACTTCGAAGCACTGGCCATCAGGCCTTTCGGTTATCGACCGGTGTGGATCGGTTATGACCCAGCCAAAGGCTCTGCGTCAGGTGACAGTGCCGGTTGCGTGGTTGTGGCGCCGCCGATGGTGCCGGGTGGGAAATTCCGCATTTTGGAGCGCCACCAGTGGCGCGGCATGGACTTTGCCGCCCAGGCGAAAAGCATCAAGCTTTTGACCGAGTGCTACAACGTCCAGTACATCGGTATTGACTCCACCGGCGTTGGCCACGGCGTTTATCAGCTTGTGAAACAGTTCTTCCCCGCAGTGCGGGAGTTTGTCTATCGCCCGGAGGTGAAAAACGCCCTGGTGCTGAAAGCCAAAGACATCATCACACACCGGCGCCTGGAGTATGACGCCGGACACACCGACGTCACCCAATCCTTTATGGCTATCCGTAAGGCGATGACCGCCAGTGGTAGCCGACCAACGTATGAAGCCAGCCGCAGCGAAGAAGCCAGCCATGCCGATCTAGCGTGGGCAACTATGCATGCGCTGTTCAATGAACCGCTTGAAGGCGTCACGGCGGGCAACAGTAATATTGTGGAGATTTTTTAAATGAGCAAGCGTCATAAAAAACGCGCATTACCGCCAGTTTACGCCCATAAACAAGCCGCCAACGCGGCAGGGGTTGAAGCCTTTACCTTTGGCGATCCCGTCCCGGTGCTCGACCGTCGGGAACTGCTTGATTACGTCGAGTGCGTGCGCATGGATAAATGGTATGAGCCGCCGATCAGTTTCGATGGCTTGGCCAGGACGTTCCGCGCTACGGTTCACCATAGCTCACCGCTGTATGTGAAGCGCAATATCTTGACCAGCACATTTAAGCCGCATCGTCTGCTGAGTCAGCAGGCCTTCAGCCGTTTCGTGCAGGATTACCTGGTGTTTGGCAACGCCTACTTGGAACTTCGGACCAACCGCCTTGGCGACCCGATGGAATTTAGGCCCTCGCTGGCGAAATACACGCGCCGCGGCGTCGATCTGGATACCTATTGGTTTGTGCAGTATGGCTTGGGTGTTGACCCTTACCAATTCGAGGCCGATAGCGTGTTTCACCTGCTGGAGCCTGACATCAACCAGGAGATCTACGGCCTGCCAGAATATCTGTCGGCGCTTAACTCGGCATGGCTCAATGAATCCGCCACTCTGTTCCGTCGCAAGTATTACCAGAACGGCAGTCATGCTGGCTTCATCATGTACATGAGCGACGCGGCCGCCAACCAGACTGACGTGGATAACATCCGCAACGCTATGAAAGGTGCGCGCGGGCCTGGCAACTTCCGCAACCTGTTCATGTACTCGCCGAATGGTAAGAAGGACGGCATTCAGATTATCCCGCTGAGTGAGGTTGCTGCGAAGGATGAGTTCTGGAATATCAAAAACGTCACCCGTGATGACCAACTGCACGCGCACCGCGTGCCGCCGCAACTCATGTGCATCGTGCCGGAGAACGCCGGCGGGTTCGGCAACGTGAAGGAGGCGAGTGAGGTGTTTGTCCGCAATGAGTTGATACCGCTGCAGCGGAGGATGCAGGAGTTAAACGATTGGATAGGGGAAGAGGTCATCGCTTTTAATCCATATATACTACACGCTGAAAATTAATTAAACTGCCTTAATGTTCTCATAGTAGCTACAGCTAAAAAGCACCTATTTTTAGGTGCTTTTTTATCAAACAATCACTCTATTTTCTTGCTTCACGTATATTTAGCCCTTTATATAAACTTTGATGGATATATACTGATCCTGCATCTGGTAGAGTTAAATAAGCATCTTCACATACAAACCTAGCGGTGCCTGAATTACCTAGCCTTACGCCGATTACGGATGCATCGAATAGTCTTTTCATTAACTCTCTAGATGTATACTTAGAGCATAGTACTGGAACTTTCTCTTCAAGAGTTTTCATGAAATCACCTGTCGAATTATACCTATGCTGAGTTTGCCGTAAAGCCTCTAGTAAAGTACTAAACTCAGGGAATAATCG